CCTGAATTTGGTACGACATTGCAAGATTCTTTATTTGAACAAAATACAGATTTGCTAGTAACATCTATTAGAAACTCTATACAAGATGCTGTTAAATTTTGGTTACCTTATGTTAGTTTAGACGTAATTGCGGTAGACCCAGTTATAGCAGTTTTAGGAAATCAAGAAGACCATGGAGTTACTGTATCGTTAGTAGTTTCTTTAAATGGTCAACAAGCAGAAAAACCAATTACATTTTTAGTAACAGCAAATTCAATTGAATTAACATAATATGGCACAGACTAAAAAAGATATAAGATATCTTAATAAAGATTTTGGACAATTTAGAGCAAACTTAATAGAGTTTGCAAAGAATTATTTTCCAAACACTTACAACGATTTTAATGAAACTTCTCCTGGTATGATGTTTATAGAAATGGCATCCTATGTTGGGGACGTTTTATCATATTATACAGATAATCAATTAAAAGAATCGTTTTTGCAATATGCAGATAATCGACCAAATATATTAGCATTAGCACAAAACGTTGGATACAAAACAAAAAATACAATTCCGGCAACTGTAGATATTGACGTATTTCAATTATTACCAGCTAAGACAACTCCAGAAGGTAAAGCTCCGGATTGGGCATATGCTCTTACATTAAAAGAAAATATGATTATCCGTGATGATAAAACTAATTCGGAATTTAGAACATTATCTTTAGTAAATTTTTCAGTATCTAGTAGTCTTAATCCAACCGAAGTATCAGTATATCAAGTAAATGACAATGATAATACGCCTGAGTACTATTTGTTAAAGAAAAAAGTTAAATCAATAGCAGGTACAATTCAAACTAAAACGTTTAATTTCGGAAATGCTAAAAGGTTTGACAAAATATTAATTGAAGACACTGATATTATAGAAGTAATGTCTATAACAGATTCAGATAATAATAGTTGGACTGAAGTACCATTCTTAGCACAGGATATGGTATTTGAGACTATTGCAAACACTGTACAAAATGATCCAGAGTTATCTCAATATAATGACATTCCATATCTTTTAAAATTAAAGAAAACTGCTAGAAGATTTATAACTAAATTTAGGTCTGATAAAAATTTAGAAATTCAATTTGGGCCAGGAGTGTCTGATAATGACGATGAAGAATTAATTCCAAACCCAGATAATGTAGGCTCTAGCTTAAATGGATTACAAATTCAATTTGACCATCCAATAGATCCTTCAAACTTTATGTACACTAAAACATATGGTTTAGCCCCTTCTAATACAACATTAACTGTTAAATATACAACAGGAGGAGGTCTTAAATCTAATGTCGCGGCAGGTACATTAAAAAATATTACATCTATTGAGTATCAAATAGATTCTCAAAATTTAGATGGCGCGTTAGTAGCAAGAATTAAAGCTTCAGTTGCGTGTACTAATCCTAGCCCAGCAGCAGGAGGTAAAAGTGAAGAAACTTTAGAAGAAATTAGACAAAATGCAATGGCAACTTTTGCTACTCAACAAAGAGCAATAACGGCTCAAGATTATATTATTAGATGCTATTCAATGCCTCCAAAATTCGGGTCAGTAGCAAAAGCATATGTAATACAAGATCAACAAATTAATCCTGATAATGGGCAAGAAATGATTCCTAATCCATTAGCAATTAACCTATATACTTTAGGTTATAATAAAGATGGTAATTTAGTTGAATTGAATCCTGCAGTTAAAGAAAATTTAAAAACATATATTAACCAATATAGAATGTTAACTGATGCCGTAAATATTAAAACTGCATTCGTAATTAATATTGGAGTAACATTTGAAATTATTACTTTACCTGAATATAATTCTAACGAAGTACTTATCAAATGTGTTGATAAAATGAAATCTATATTTGACAGTAAATTATGGCAAATTAATCAGCCAATTGTTTTATCTAAAATATATACTGAATTAGATAGGGTAGAAGGAGTCCAATCAGTAACTTCTGTGAGAGTGTTAAATTTATATAATACCACAGACGGATATTCAGGAAATGTTTATGACATTCCGGCTGCAACAAAAGCAGGTGTAATTTATCCTTCTTTAGATCCAAGTGTTTTTGAAGTAAAATATCCTAACTCAGATATAGTAGGTAAAGTCGTTTCTTTATAAAAAATTAAATTATGATTTGGTCAATACCAGCATTACAAGATACAACCATATATGAAAAAGATCCGTACAGAAATGCGGGGCTAGATCAAATATTAGAACTTCGTAAAGAAGGAGATACAGCTACAAGTGATTTAACAGAATCCAGAATATTAATGAAATTTGATATTTCAGAGCTGTCTACGATTTTATCACAAAACGGAATTTCTATTAATGATATATCTGCTAGTTTAAAATTGTATGTAGCACAGGAATATGAATTGCCTGCATCATATACATTAGAAGCTAGAGCATTATCTAGTAGTTGGGCGAATGGCTCGGGCTATCATTATTTTCCTGCCGGAATTCAAAATGAGTCGTCACTTACTGACGGAGCAACTTGGTTAACTACTCAAGGAACAGGGTCTGCAACATGGATATCAGGAAGTGGCACTGCTACAAAATACAATACAACAGCCGGCGGCGGAGCATGGTTTACTGCTTCTATAGCTTCACAGTCATTTAATTATAAAACTCAAGATACTATTAATTTAGATGTTACTACAATAGTAAAAAATTGGGCAAATAATGTATATCCTAATAACGGAGTACTAATTGCTTATAAACATGATAATTTAACAGGATCTAATATTCCAAATACAAATATTCAAATTCATTCATCTGATACTCACACTGTATATGAGCCTCATTTGTATATTAGTTGGACAGGAAGTATAGCATATAATACAGGATCATTAACGCAAATGACTTATGAAGACGATCCAATTGTATATGTAAGATCTTTCAAAGCAGAATTTATTAAAGATAAAAAGAATAGAATATTAATTGCAGCTAGACCAAAATATCCTAGACCTAACTTTGCACAAAACTCAGCATTTTCTGGAATTAAAGCATTGCCGCAAAATTCATACTATCAAATTAAAGATGCTCATAACGATCAAATAATTATTCCTTACAGCAACGAAACTAAAATTAATACAAATACTTCAGGAAGTTATTTTGACTTTTACACTACAATGATGTATCCTGAAAGATATTATAAATTTGAAATACAAGCAAATTTTGCAGACTTTACCGAATACTTCTCATCAAATGAATTTATTTTTAAAATAGTTAAATAAAATGGCAATATACGAGTTACATGAATTTGACAGAGATAAAGTATTTACTGGAGAAATAAAACCTTCTGAAGTAGTAAATATAAAATTTAATCCTTACGAAAAAAATTCTGTAGGGCAGACTGTTATTGACAATAATAAAGATTTAAGTCAAACTAGAAATTTTATAAACTTAAATACTACAAAAGCTTCTCAAGAAAAATTCAATCAAGTTGTTGATATTGAAATTAAAGAATTTTTACCTAGCGCAATCGATACTACAATTGCAGATTTATCTAATAAAGTTTCTGAGTTAGAAGCTGTTAAAGCAGAATTACAAACTACTAATCAGTTAGATACGGAAAAGATAAATAGATTAAATGAACAAATTACAACTCTAGAAGCAAAAGCTAAAATGACACCTAAGGTATTAATTAATAAAATACCTGATACCTTAATGGCTAAAAGTTCATTAGTATCTAGCACTGCTAAAGATAGATTGCTATCTAAAGGTCGACAAGCTATAGCAGTTATGGAAGACACTGGAAATTTTACAATATATACAGGAGAGTTTGACGAATTTGGAAAACCACTGCCAAATACCACACCGGAAATTCAATTTCAAAAATCAGTTGTCGACAGTGTTGATAATGATCAAGTTAGTTTTGTAGATCGATCACACCCGGCATGGGGCGAATTTCAAAATACATATGGAATTTGGCCATCGACATCTAATGAAGAAAACACAACTGGAACTTTTAAAAGAGATGTGTATATCGAAAAAGACGGTAATTATGGATTTAATACAACTGCCGACGACTCCTGTACCGTATATATGGATAATGTAAAAGTTGCTGAAAATCAAGGATTCACAACTAGAATATCTAACATAACTAGCCAAAAAGCTTTATTAACTAAAGGATGGCATACATTAAAAATTGCATATGGTAATGGAGGAGGTCCTGGAGGGTTCGCTTTAACAATTACAGCACCAGACGGCCCAATAACACCGGTAACAAAACAAGTTACTACTAGAGAGTGGGTACAAGACAGAGGCTTATTTGGCTTTCGAACATGGCAGGATGTTACTAGAACTGTTACTGTAAATGAACCATCTCCGAAAGGTGGAGTAATATGGGATACTAGAACATATAAAACTGCAAATGCTAGAAACTCAACACTTCCTATAGAAGCTAATGGAGCTCCTTATGTAATGTGGGTATATCCAGGAGCAAAAGATAATGACGGTAATGGTCAAATTGAATTAGCTAAAACTAAACCTTCTTGGGATGTAATATGGGGTTCAGGTAGAACTAAATTATCTAAATTAGCAAAAGTCGTTTTAGATGACAATGGTATTTTAAATTTATATGAAGGAAAATCTTTAGTTTGGTCATCATACGCATTTTAATACCTACAATCTTTAACTTAGATATTTATATTAAAGACGAAATATAAATGCTAACAGTTTACACAAATCAGAATGAAATTCTAAAATCAACCGGAACTGCCCAAGGTTCTAGGTTAGAAACTGTTGATAAAGAACTTCTTGATGTAAGGAATTTTTCTATTACATTTAATAAAGGAACTCTTCCTAATTTAGAGATGCATGTATATACTCCGGACGGGGTATATTTAACAGGAAACCACAAAACATTATATTCAGTTGAAAATAATGATAATACCTCTCAAAAGGTAGCATATCAACATATATCAATTGATAATGTTAAAGAGTTAGAAACTTTAGGAATTGCACGAGGTCAGTATAAAATTGTATACAATTTATTTGACAATCTTTTAGGTTCATATGAAGGGCAAAAAGCTTTTATAAAAGAAATATCTCCTTCTAGACGAGAGTTAAGAGTTCAGTTATCACAATCAAGTCCAGAGCTTGTTAAGCAATTAAATTCATTTAAGAATAGATGGGAAGAATTAAAGCGTGATGATATCTTTGATTCATTCGTTATTAACTTTGGATTTAATGAAACTTATCAAGTTATTAATCTAAGATTTGATATAGATTCAGACATACCTGAGATAATTGTAAAACTTTACGCCCCGCTACCTTCTAAGCACGGAGAAAAATCAAAAATTTGGTTCTCTGAAGAAATTATAGTTCCAATAGTAGAGTCTATATCGATTGTACCTAAACATATTGGAGACCCAGTTAATACATTAGCCGCTCCTAATTTTGAATTAGAAGGAACTGACGGAGCATCTATTGCTACTAATTTTAAATCTTGGAATGATTTATTATCTGAGAATATGTCTACTTCTCAACAATTAATAGACAATTATTTTTCAGGTTCATTATCAGGAATTAAATTAAATATAAATTATAGAGATTTTTCTAATTTTGTACATTATGGTTCAGCAGTAGAAAGAGTCAAAAATTTCAAATATAAATTAGAATTAATTGAATATTTTACAGACCAGCTAACTACATTAACTACGGTAGCAGATTCTACGACAGTTAACATTAATATTCAAGATACATATAATAAGCGAAACAAAATAGTTTCAGGATTTGATGATTTTGAAAAATATTTATTTTTTGAAAATTCTGGAAGTGCTTTATATTCTCACGTAGATGATATATCAGGTTCTATTAATCCATGGCCTAAAAAAGGATTAACTGGTACGACATATACTTGGGCAACGGCATATGAATATTGGAGTAACACTGCTGCTACATGGAACACTTATCAATCTGGATATGACCCTTATAGTTATTTCGCAGATTTACATGCTACAGGAGATATTGAATCGACTACATATTATTACGATTTACTAGAGCAAGCAGAAATTTATGATAAATTCAATGTACATGCTTTAACAAATACAGTGCCAATGCAAATTCAAAATTCGTCTGATGGCGAAGATTATGCATTGTTCGTAAACATGATATCACAGCACTTTGATATTTTATGGACTTACATTAACAATTTAACTTCTATAAAATATAGGGAAGAGCATCCTAAAGATGGTATGCCTGACGATTTGCTTTATCACGTTGCAGATTCAATGGGATTCAGTCTATTAAATGGAAAATCATCTTCTGAATTATGGAAATATTCATTAGGTACAAATTCTGACGGTACTATTAATTCAGATGCAATTCCATTAGTTAATACGTTATCTGACGAATCTAATACCAAAGAAGTTTGGAGAAGAATTGTAAATAATTTACCTTACATTTTAAAAACAAAAGGAACATCTAGAGCAATTAAAGCGTTAGTAACTTGTTTTGGTATACCACAATCTGTATTAACTATTAAGGAATATGGAGGCCCGTCTACATTTACAGACAATGATCATTTTCCTGAATATGTGCATGATGTATATCACAAAGCATGGTTAGCAGAAGGCCTATCTTCAGTTTCTATACATAATGTAAATAATTTAGAAGGAGCGACTTCTGCCCCTGATACATTAGAATTTAGATTTAAAACTGATAATAATTTTACATATAATTACGGAGAAAATTATTTAATTGCAGAAGGAGTTAATCTAGGATTACCTAATTGGCAATTGTTATTAACTCGAGAAAATACCTATAATAATTTAGGTAAAATTATATTTAGAGATGTATCTAATGCTAGCGATACTGAAGTTGGAAATTTAGAAATATTTGATAATAGCTGGCACACTGTAACTCTAGAAGACAAAGTTAGTTCCACTGATACTATATTAAAGGTTGCAAAATCACTTTATGGAAAATCTATATATATAAATTCTGGATCTGCTAGTACATATGCATCTAATTTATTTACAAGCACGACAGATGTGAAATTTGGAGCAGCAGCTTCAATACCTGCTACAGCGCCAGCATTTATATTCAAAGGTCATATCCACGAACTTCGTTTATGGTCGGGTTCATTAAATGATGATACTCTAATAGAGCATACTCAATCTCCAGCATCATATACATATAATGTTAATAGAAATGTTAGAGCCACAGGTGAAGAAGCATTAAAACCGTTTAATCATTTATTAGCTAGATATCCATTAAATAATTCTGAATTTGATGTAAATAATACTGATAGGCAATATTCAGCACATCCTGATCAAACAAAAAATATTTCAGGGTCAATTTCTGACACATGGTTAGAAGTTACTAGTGTTAACTTGTTTAAATTAGAAGGATTTGAAGAGACTTATTATACGCCGTCTCCTTCGCTAGGAGGTTCTAGTTTATATACAAATAAAGTAAGAATTGAATCTTCTTCATTAGATGGAAATAAAAGATTAAATACTAAAACAAGGGTAGAAAAATCTTCATTTGATAGATATTCAATTGATTCAAATAGGGTAGGAGTTTATTTTTCGCCTCAAACTGCAATCAACGAAGATGTATTTAATCAGTTAGGATATTTTGAAATTGACGATTATATTGGAGATCCAGGAGATGTGTATAGTGATTCATATAATGAATTAACTACATTTGCTAGCAATTATTGGTTAAAATATGAAAATCGAAATGACTTTGAAGCTTATTTCCGAGCTTTAGAAATTTATGATTTCACTTTGTTTAAGTATATTAAAAAATTACTTCCTCAAAGATCAAATGCAATAGTAGGATTAGTTGTAGAACCTAATGTTTTAGAAAGAAGCCGAGTAAGATTAAATCGAAAACCTACTATAGAAGATTTAACTAAAGAGACTGTTATAGCTCAATTCGATCTTCCGTTAGGAATGGAGTATGAAGATTTAGAAGGTGCTGTTGAAGAGACAATATTACCTCCTAATATTGATTTCGATGCTGATAAACAAGCAGAATTAGAAGGAGTTCAAATAGACACTAATATTGACTATGATGCTGAAAAGCAGGCTATGTTAGATTATATTCAAATTCAACCTAATATTGATTATGATCAAGCAGGAGACGCGGCCCTACCTGGAACTCAGTTAGAGACATTAATGACTTATGATACTAATAAACAAGCTGCATTAGAAAGCACAAATCCTTCATTATTAGACTCAGCAGCTATTAAATCAAAAGATGGAACGGTATTAACTAAAATAGATTCAGTTAATAAAACAGGTAATACGTGGATTCAAAATAGATACATTGGAATTTATAAATTAACTCAATCAGGTTCAAATACTCCGGTGCAAAAACAAGTTTCTGGTTCAAGGGTATCTACGACTTTACAAAAAGTAAATTTATTTTATAGCAGTCCTGAGTCGGCATCAGCACAACTTCCATACTCATCAAGTTATTCTTTTGCAGATGTTAATAGAGAGCAATCAGCAGGATGGAGAAATGCAAGGTATGTAGGATGTAAATTAACTGCCACAGCCGTAAATGCAAATTCAGCTCAGACAGTCGATGGAGGCCCAGTAGTTAAAGTAACTAAAGTTAATGCAAACAAAATTGTATTTGCAAACGGACAATTAACAACTATAGACGAAGCGAATACAGGAATCAGAAAGAAATCAATTTAAAATAAAAACTTAGATTTTTAAACATTACATATTTATTTAAAAGAAATTATATATTATGGGATACTTAAATAATAGCACAATCACCGTTGACGCAATCTTAACAAAGAAGGGTAGAGAATTGCTAGCTCGTGGTAAAGACGAATTTAAAATTACTCAATTTGCATTAGCTGATGATGAAATTGATTATGATTTGTGGAACCCTGCACATCCATTAGGAACAAACTATTATGGAATCATCATTGAAAATATGCCATTGGTAGAAGCAACGGCAGATGAGTCTAATATCATGCGTTATAAATTGGTAACATTGCCAAAGAAAACTGCAAGAATACCAGTTATCTCTGTATCACAAACGACAGCAACTCTTACCTCTCCAGGTCAAGTATTCTCAATTGTTCCAACAACGACAAACTTTACATCAGGTAACGCAACTTTAGGATATACTGCAATTTTATCTAATTCAGATGTATGCTCATTACAAGTTGTTAGCCCAGTATTAGCAGGTGTTAGTCCAACGGTTCCTAGATTTATAGGGGATGCAGAGGCAGCTACATCAGTATCAGCAGTTGGATTTAGCTTTAATATTATCGCAAAACAACAATTGGTTTCAGATGTTAGTGCTACAGTAACAATTATTGGAAACGAAACAGGAGGAAGAACAACAGTAACAGTAACAGTTAAGAAAACATCATTAGCAACCTCAACAGGTACTCCAATTACTAATGCTAGATAAATTAATAATTTTTAATAAAATAAAATATTAGTATGGCAGACGGCAAAGGCGGTATGGATATGATGCAACCAGCATCTAATTTAGCTTCAAAGTACGAGGGTCAAGCAATTAAGACAAATGAGTCTGCTTCAGTTTGGTTAATACAAAATGGTAGAAAATTCGGATTCCAATCATGGAATGCGTGGTTAGCATATACAGGAATAAGCAAAACAGGTCCATTAGGAGTTAATAATTGGAATACAATTAGCGCAGCAGAAGCAGCGGCAATACCAGATGGTGGTTCAGTAAATGAACAAGGAGTAGTAATTCCAAATGCTTCTTCCGTAGCTGCATCATCACAAATGATGGAAGAGTCAATTGACTTAAGAGCTCGGTCATTAGCTGATACATTTATTAGGGAAATTAGTAAACAAAGGCAGCAAGCAGCATCTGGAAGAGTATTTACTAGATTCGAGCCAGTATCAGATATATTAGAAAATCAACAAGTTCAAGTAACTTCAGGATTATTTACTAATAATGCTGCTACTATGTCAGCAGTATATACTTCATCCGCTCAATCAACGACTTCTAAACAATATTATTATGAAGCGTGGAACGGAACTGCTACGACATCAGAACCACAATTTTCTGTAGCTTATGGTCACAGAAGAGGTTCAGGTTCATCAGCAGCTGGTACATTAAACGATTCTCCTACTAGAGCAATATATTCTCAATATAGATTGTTGCTATTGAATCCAGGAGACACGACATTTACCTTTGGTGATGGGACATCTTCAGATTCTATATACGCTATCAATTATAATAGAGCTAGATTAAAAGATAAATTAGATCCAGGTAACTGGCAATTGACATTAGCTCAATTATCTGGCTCGACAGTGCCAAATGCATCACATACCGGGTCAAATGTTAAAGTTAATACTCCAGCACCAAATTTTATTACATTAATTGATGATTCAGGAGATGTATATAATACCGGTACTCTAGGTTCTGGAAATGTATATAATATAGTATCAGGTTCGTTAACGAACGGAATTTGGAATCCAGCAGCGCCGAGATATTATGGTTTGATGTACCCTGCATTAGGAGTAGTCATTCTTAATGATAATATTTTAAACGCGTCAGCTTCATTTAATACGGTATCAGGATCAAATGTAGCAGGAGATAATGCATGGAAGTTATTTACTTCAATTTCAGGAGCTATGACATCAAGTGTAAATTATGCGATGCAAGCTAGAAATATTGAAACTATTACATCAACTCATTATTTCGTAAGAGTAAAAAATGGGGAGTATAATTTTTCAAATAACCCAACGTTTATAACTGGTTCTGTAGGAGAATTTTCTCAGCCAACATTTATTGGAGATCCTAAAACATATTTAACGACAATTGGTATGTATAATGATAGACAAGAGCTGTTAGCAGTTGCTAAATTATCTCAACCAATACAAAAATCATTTTCAATTGAAACCTTAATTAAGGTTAAATTGGATTTCTAATAACAATTAATTAATACAATATCAATATGATAAGGTTCATAGATAATTCATTCGATTCTGGAAATAATTACGGAGGAGGATTCAACGATAATCAATTCGGAAATTTCGGAGGTGGCGGAGGTCGTGGTTTCAACGACTTTGGCGGAGGAGGATTCGGAGGATTTAATTTTCCAAATTTCGGCGGCGGCGGCGGCGGTGGAAGTTTTGGCGGTCAATTAGGACTTCCTTCTTTTACTAACGGAGCAATTGGGTCTGGTGTTAGTGCAGATGCATTAATAACTCCTCCAAGACCGATACGAACAGAGCCTGTAATAATTCAGCCTGCTCCTACTCCTGTTAATCCAACACCAGCACCAGTATTAGTTGAAGTGCCGGTTAGAACACCTCCAGTAGATCCTACACCAACGCCAATTCAAACACAAATTGATGCAGCTGCTTCAACATTAGCTAATGATATAGTTAAACAATTAGTAGATCAAGGTAACCCAACAGTAGGCGGAAGAATATTTACTAGATTTGAACCTATTAATGATATAGTTGAAAATCAAAAAGTATTTTTAACGACAGGTTTATTTTCAAACACTACTAATGGGGTTTCATTGAACCAAGCAACAATGTCTGTATTATTTACGGGGTCTATTCAAAGTGAGGCTTCGAAACAATATTATTATGAAACTTGGAATAAAAACCCTGCTACAAGTGCAGATGCTGAACCGCAATTTTCAATTGCATACGGACATCAAAGAGGTTCTGGATCTTCAGCTGCTGGTACGTTAAATGACTCACCATCAAGAGCTGTATATTCTCAATATAGATTATTGTTATTAAACCCTGAAGATACTCAATTTACTTTTAAAGACGGCACTTCAACGGATTCAATTTATGCTATTAACTTTAACAGAGCTAGAATATTAGAAAAAGTAGACCCAGGTAACTGGCAATTAACTTTAGCACAACTTTCAGGATCAACAGTACCGAATAATGCACATACTGGTTCTAATGTAAAAATAGCACCGACGCCAGCAATTATTTCGTTAATTGATGATTCAGGAGATACTACTCAAGACAATGTTACCACTGTAGGTAGAGTAGTTAATGTAGTTTCAGGTTCTATCACCGCTGGAATTCATAATCCTTCATCACCTCATTATTATGGATTGATGTATCCTGATATGGGTATTATTATTCTTGACGGTAAAAAATTAAATACTTCAGCTTCTTTTAATACAGTTACTGGTTCGAATGTAGCTGGAGATAATGCATGGAAATTATTAACTTCTATATCTGGAGCATTTAGTATAGACCCAATTAATTATTCATTTCAATCAAGAAACTCAATAGTTAGAACATCAGCTCACTATTTTGTAAGAGTAAAAAATACGGAATATAATTTTTCAAATAATCCTACATATGTAACCGGTTCAGAAGGTGAATTTTCACAACCGACATTCTTAAATGACCCGACAGTGTATATCACTACGGTAGGTATGTATAATGATAGACAAGAGTTGTTAGCAGTAGGTAAGTTATCTCAGCCAATTCAAAAATCATTCTCAAAAGAATCTTTAATAAAAGTTAGACTAGATTTCTAAAATTTTATAAAATATACCATTAAGTAGACTCTTTGATATTTATATTAAAGAGTCTATTTTACTATATATGGGAAAACCAGGAGTATTCAAAAAAATAAATGATCAAGACAAAACGATCACGCCATTCAAGGTTCATAGATCTTGGAGTTATACAACTACAGCATCTTTAGCAATAGATGGCATTAGAAGATTAGCAGCTATTAAACCAAATCCAGCAGTTTATTCTGGAAATAAAGTTACATTAGATTCATGGCAAACTCAAGCTGATTCAGCATCGCTATTAATTAATACTACTTTAGATTCTGAAGCATCTATGGTTTGGTATAGCTTAAATCATTTATATTATAAAAGAGCAGGAAAGCCATTTGAAACCTTTGGGTATTCAGATCCAGCAGCAATAGAAAGAACTATATTCGATGAAGCTTCTGTGATTTCAATACCACAAACAAAATTCGGAGAGGCAATTCAACCTGGGTCTGTTATTTTAAATTTTGTCAATAATGTAACTAATATATCAATGTCATTTGTAGATGACGGTCAAGGAAATTTAATTGACACTGCATTAAGTAGTTCTATATCAAATGAACTTTTATATTTAGGATTTAATGCAATGACTTATTCTCCGTTTTGGGAATCAAACCCAACAGTTGATCCAATATTAGGTTGGTGGAATAGAACAAAATACGCTTCAGGGTCAATTCAAAATGACACTACTATTCAAGATTTAAATGTTACTGCTAAAAATATTCTAATTGTTCCGGCAGATAAAGGATATAGTGTTATAGGTAAATATGCTGAAAACCCATATGGAAATACAGTATTATTTAATTCCGCATCATATATACGAATACCAAATAATGATACTTTAAACTTTAAACGAAGTGAAGATTTTGCGATTGGAATGTGGGTAGGACATGATGCCGCAAATACAGCGCCTGCCACATCTAGTTTATTAACAAAAAGAACTACTGTTAAGAAAAATATAACAACTAGAAAAGGAATAAACCAACTAGTTGATTATAATTTACCTATCACCCAATATCCATTTGATATTAGAATTTTAGAAGGTTCTATTATAGAATGCAGAACATCAGACGGGTCGACAGTAACTTCAATAAAGACAGATTTACCTGAATATACTGTCAATCACATTTTATTGCAAAAAATTGGCTCTAAATTTGAATTGTATATTAATGGAGAAAATGTAGGAGTTCGTACAATACCTAATGAAAATTTTCATAATGAAGCAGATATATTTATAGGCTCGACAGGATTAACTAATAATGGTATTGCCGCTGAAGGATTTAATGGGTCAATAGATGAATTTATAATGTTTAGTAAAGGATTAACGCCTGCTGAAATTACTCAATTATCATATGCAAGCTCTTATAATTCAATGACTACTAATACAAATGCAGTTGGAAATGTATTTTATGAGCATGGTATGATAGTAATTTCAGATCCTAGACTTAAATACACTTCAAGTTCATTTAGATTATTCGATGACGCTTTATATAATTATAAGACATTAGTACAGCAACCGGGATGTATTAAAGACTTTTATTTTGAATATAATTCAACAATGACTTTATATGAACATGAATATATATGTAGAGCAAAAGAGGATGAATTTAATTTTACTTCTAATTCTACTATACGACAAAACAATGATGAAAATTCTGAAGTTCCAAAAGATTTTGTAGCTAATGAACATTTTGCTCCTTATATAACGACAGTAGGATTATATGATAAGCATGGTAGATTATTAGCAATAGGGAAATTAGGAACTCCAATTCACAAACGAGACGATGTCGATCTTAACTTAATTGTTAAGTTTGATATGTAATTAAATAAATGTTATGGCAAAAAAAAGAGCACCTTACAGCGTTAAAGCTGTGGCAGCAAAATATGGATTCAGAAGTGGTTTAGAAATGACTATTGATGAATCTTTGAAATCAAGGGGTATAGACGGAGAATATGAAAAGCATATTATTCAATATACTAAACCTGAAACACATCACAAATATCATCCCGACTTTAAATTGCCAAATGGCATTTTTGTTGAAACAAAGGGGAGATTCTTAACTGATGATAGAAAAAAACATTTGCTTATCAAAGCACAGAATCCAAATTTAGATATTAGGTTTTTATTCCAAAATTCTAAAACTAAAATATCCAAAGCCTCTAAAACTACTTATGCAGATTGGTGCATTAAACACGGATTTACATTTGCAGATAAAGAAATTCCAGATGATTGGCTAATTTAATTTTGAAATTGCGAAAGATTATTATATA